TGTGGATTTTTCTGCTTTTCTTACAACATACCAATCATATTTTGATAATAAACTGCCAGCAGTAACTTTTTCCTGTGCTTTTAAGATTGATTTAACTCCTAAATAAACAACCTGATCTCCATTCTCATCTTTAATTAAATCTCCTTTTTTATAACTACCATCTGAAGCATCTTGTTCATAAGTAGCATTTACATCATTCAATGCTTTTGCAGTTCCATTATCTAAATAAAATCTTGAATCATACCTTGTTGGTTCTGCAATTTCAGTAATTTTTAAAGCAGCTTTTTCTTCTGCTGTTGATAATCTTAACCAGTTAGCAGGGTAATTTACATCCCCTACTGTAAAAGGAACATCAACTGCTAAAGGTTTTCCGTCTAATAAAAAAGCCATAACTATATATTACCTCGCCCTTGCATATTTGAAAGGTGATTCTGCAAATGCTAAATAAATATATGAAGCACCATTTCCATTACTTTCATTAAACGTACTTCTTGTTTTAAATCCATTTGCGCAAAAATCATACCTTGTGGCTGTACTCTCTGAAGTACCTAAATCTGCATATACAGCAGAATTAACTGGATTAAAAGTATTTCTTGCACTATCAACCATAGGCCAATTATTTATAACATCAAACCTTTTTACCATTAACCAAGCTGGTCTGAAACCTGTAAACACAAATGCGCCATCACTTTGTCCGTTACCTGTATATTTACCAAATCTGCTATACCCTGCGACTTCGCTGAAACAGTAAGCTATCATTGATTGATTATTTCCATTAGTGTTCCCGCCTGTTTTCAATTTTAATTGAGTTGAATTAAAATCACCATATGTAAAAAGACCATTACCAGATGCAGATATTGCTTCGGCATTTAGATTTAAAAGTACACAAGTATCCGCTAATTGTGTTTGCCAATTTATCCAATTCACAGAGGCATCTCTGTTTTTCCAAATAACATGATTAGGAGTAACACCTAAACCATGACCTATAGTAGCTCCATCAGTTCCATTTCCTTCATAAGAAACAATAGAAAACCCTGCTGTTGCATTTAATTTTACAGTTGTCTTTATCGAACCATCAAAATTTGTAGAACCTTTGGTCGTATTAGTATTTATTTCTGCCCCCATACCACTATGGTTTTGACAATAATAAAATAAATTTGCCACGCCACTAGCTATTGTAATTGTTGTTTTATATGCGCTGTCATCTTTCGTAACTCCTGTTGTATATTCAGTCCCTGCACTTGTTCCACTGCTATGTGTACCGTCATTTGTTAAAGAAAACCTTATTGGGTGAGATTGTGCAGAACTATCTGACCAATCAAAAATGTAAGTACCACCCTCTTCTAAATCTAAATCTACCCCATTTGTACCAAAACCAGTAGTGCCATCACTTTTGAAGAATTGATATTTATTAGATCCAGTTCCATGACCATAATCTGTACTGTCTGCAACAACTTTTACTTTATATGTTTTGCTATCTGAATCACCACCGTTCCAGTTCCAAGCAACGTAAGTGTTTGTATTTTGGTTTACGCCTGTTGTTGATGTATCTGCTCCTAAAGAAAAACCACCAGAAACAAATCCAGTTTGAGAATCAGAGCCAGTACCTTCTGGGTTATTAGAATTTACTTGTAAATATTTTGTACTGCCACGAACAGCATCATACATTAAACCTGCTATAGATCCACCTCTAGCTTTAAACCAAGACCAACTTGGTGTAAAGTTTACAGCACTTGTATCGGTTACTGATCTGCTGCTTCCGTTACCTGTATATAAAATTGTTCCAAAATGTTTATTGGGAAGCTTTATTGTTGGGTCGGGTAAGTTTGCGGAACATACAGCTAAAAAACCACTAGGCGGTGAATAGTAAAAATCACCTTGACCATTTGCATCTGCGTTGCCCTGACGTGTTTTTGAACCTGCAAAAGTTGAGTCAGCACCAAAATTCCAATGTGTACCGACTGTGTTATAACCTGATGTTTGACCAAAAGTCACAGGAGCATAATTAGCAACAGTAAAAGAAACTTGACTACCTTTTGTACTTCCGTTGTTGTATAACTGAAATGTTCCATTATCCATGTCAATAGCAAAAGCAAGAATATCTCCGTTTTGCATTCCACCTAAACTTGTTTGATTATCTGAACCTTCTTTTCTTATCTTTTTATTGTAGGTATCAGCAGCAATGGCATAGTCAGAACCACTTCCTAAATATTCGTTGTTAGCATAATTTGTGCCACTAAATATTATTCCTATTTGTAAATTAGATCCACCTTGAGTTATTAATGCCTCTACATACCATTTACCACTTGATAATCCAAAAGTAGCACCAACTTTACCAATTCCGCTATCTGGCCCCATAGTTTTTAAATTACCCTCAGTAAAAGTCGGATGGTTACCATCACCAGAAACAGCCAAAGGACTCATAGTCGCAAAATTATTTGTAGGAGTATCAAGCATCGAATCTTCAGTATTAGTATTATCTGGTGAGAAATTATTTCCATTTCCACTTCTGTCTAGACACATATTTGTAATGCTTGAGTTATCTGAAAAATCTAAATAAAAACCATTTGACCCATAACTTCCTGTATATTCTTTCGGATTCCATTGACCTGTTGTTGCATTTGTTTGTCCAAAATATGATGGGTCGTAAGCCTGTCCATCAACAAAATTTATTTCTGCCATATATCCATCAAACACACTACCAGTACTTCCTACTGCTCCTATTTCATGCTCAAAAGCTCCATTTATTTGACCGTTTTCATCAGTATATGCAACATTAAAAGTCAATGTTTGTTGTATTCCATTAACGTATACTTTGATTCTATCTGAAGCTGTGCTGTCAGAATAATTTGCACGAACTACAATATGATACCAAGCAGAAGGGTCTCTAAATTTTGCTGTTGTTACAGCTTGACCTTTAGCTGAACCACTACCCCCACCTTGATTTAAATTAAGCTGATCGCTTGTGTTGAATGAAATGACACCCCTATTTGAAGATGAACCATCGTAAGCATGAAACATAGTTGCATTACTGCTTAATCCTATATTTCCTCTTTTAACCCAAACACTATAAGTCCAAACTTTTCTATTGCCTGCGCCACTAGGAGTTCTTGATAAATGAGTATTACTATTATCATTAAATCTAAAACTGCGACTTACTGTATAATCACTATCAGCAGCAGCAGCAGCAGAACCTAATCTTATTGGATCAAAAAATGGCATTATGTACCTGTTTTTACATCAAGAGACATAACAGCGTGTATAACATTACTAGATAAAACAATATAGTCAATTCTGTCAACAGCATCACTTGAAGTTGAAGCTGTAGGCGTAGTTCCACCAGCAAATTTAAAAGCCGAGTTATATGCAACAGTATAATTACCGCTTGATGGTTGAGTTATAAATATTGATCCTGATTGACCTACAGCCTGATTACTTGGCGCAGCTAAAGTTGCGTTTTGTGTAAGTGTAACTTTATGATGACAAGATAAAGCAAAATCAAAAGTAATTGTTGCACTTGATTGTGTAACATCTGTTATATTAGCTGCTGCCCCTCCTGTAAGACTCACGCCACCACTAGCTGTTTCAAATTTCTTTGTCGCATTATGGTAAAGCTCATTTGCTCCACCATTTATAAACTGAGCCAAAATATTAGAACCACCATTATCTCTGATAATTACGTCATCTTCAGCCTCAAGAATAAGATCGTCACCATTACTGGTAATTTTCAAATCGTTTGTTGCACTTGTAATAGTGCTGTCTGTTGCGTCATGCGTAATGGTTAAATCTGAACCAGCCCCAAAAACTGCACTTGCATTATCAGCAAACTCAAGGGCATTATCTGACCTGTCAAAAACTACGTCTCTTCCAGCAGTAGCACCATCAAAGGTTACATCCTCTTGAAATATATTTGTTGAAGTGAAAGTATTTGCTGCTGACAATCCAGCATGACCGAAGTTTGTAGCCGATACATCACCTAAAGTAACCTGTCCATCATTACTTGAGTTCTGTATTTTTAAAGTATTACCATCAATAAAAGGTGTATAAGCTGCCAATCCTGAAGTAGGTGTGCCAGAACCTTGACTTAATGTTGATAAAGCAGCAATTATTTGATTTAACTTTGTACGAACTACAAGACCAGTTCCGTTATCAACTGTAAAACCTGTTCCACCAGTATTATCAACTCTTGACATGAAAACTCAGTATTTTTTTTAGTATATCCTAAATTTTACCCTTTACCAAAACCAATGGCAGTAAAGTTAAAATTTCTTGCTACTGATGCACCAGAACTGTTTTTAAAATGTATCTGAAATCCGTCACCAGTTTGATTTGTTATTTCGTAAAAGTCTCCACTTTGCATATCAAAAGCTGTAATTCCAATACTTGGTAAATTAGAATTTACACCTAAAAGTGCGGAAGTTCCTGTAAAAAAAGTATGGTCATAAGTTACTGGTGTATTACCACTAGATGTTTTTGAACCAACCTCTGTTCTTTGTTTAAATTCAGCAAAGTATCCTAATTGACTTACCCTTATATCTTGGTTTGTATCATTAGTCGTTAATACAGTTTTAAATTTAAAAGTTCTTCCTTTAAATTCTCCATTTGCAAATTTTTGAAAATTATTATATGAAGTACCATCTTGTGAATATTGAACAAAAACCTCTGCGTTTGTATCAACACTTGCTGTACCATCAAAATTTTGTCTTTCGTCTAGGTCATTAATGGAATCAAATAAATCTGTTGAATACACAGAATTACTTTGTATAAGTTTCCTTAAATCAAGGGTAAAAACAGCACCAAGATCAAGAGTTTCATTAAATAAATAAGTACCAGTAGAAGATACTCCTCCAATGTCATCAATAGAGCTTTCATCGTCAATACTTGAACTGTCATCAAAATTACCTGTACCAGCAAGACTTATTGAATTTGTACCAGAATCAAATCCAATATTTGTTTTTGATCCTTGAAATGGTGGGCTGTCTTGATCTTCACGTCTTGCTTGTACTAAAAGTTTTGGCTGTGCATCTGGTAAATCTATTACAATAGATGTTTCCCCTGTGCTAAAGCGATCTCCGTCATCTTGTGCCTTAAGAATATATTCGCCTTCAAGCAAACTAACAACTTTTTCTGTACTTGCTCCACTTAAACCAAAGACCAAATCGGTTGCATCTTGGAAAGTACCAGTTCCATCTGTTTTTGGTGAATGGCGTATATGAATACGCCCCCCTGAACGCACATCTGCATCTGGAACAGCGTCCCATCTTAATTTTATATTTTTATCGTCAACAACTTCATAAGTAAGATTTGTAATATCAGAGGGTGGGGCAGTTTTACCAACAGCAGTAAAAGTTTTTGTTGCTGGTTCTTTTGAGGGTTGTCCTAAAGCATTAAAGCTGAAAACTCTTATTTCATATACACCAACATCAGTATTTGGTATTTCTGCGTCACTTGATGGGGTTTCAATTTTTACAAAATCACCATTATTAAATCTATATTGAACTTCATACCGACTTGCACCTGTTTGTGTTTGCCAATCAAGAATTAATTTACTTTGAGCTTTGCCACCGATTGCTTCAGCAGCAACAATTTTTTCACTTACTTGCAATCCTTCTGGTTTGTTTAAAATACTTGTAAGCGTACTAACAGTTCTTGTTGGCATTGTTGTGCCATCTTCAACAAAAGCATATTTGCCAGAGTTATGGGATAAAGCAGTTATAGTAAAAGTTTTATCTTCGTTTTCTTTTACACTTACAACTCTCCATGTTGAACTCTGTAAATTAGAAGTTTCTAAAATATATGGTGCGTGTTGATTTGGCTGTGTACTAAAGCCAGAAGAAACAGTAATTGTAGTCCCAGAAATATTACTTATTGTTTTTTCTTCGAATGAGCCGTCAGGTAAAATTACAGATATTGTTGGATTATCTGTAATCGCTGGTATATCTGTATTTGTTGAATCATCTAGAACAACAACAGTGCTACTTGTAACGCTACTTAAAAGACCTCCACGCCTTACACCAGCTTTAAGTCTGTCAGATATTTCTATCACATCACCACAACGAACCAACACACCAGCAGCAGCAGTTGTTGTAAATGAACAACTCTCACCAGAATTTTGTTCACTATATAAAAACCAACGGCCTAATCTTCTTGCCTGATTACGGCTAGTTGTTGCAAATGCTTTTATATTTTTAACAACAACACCATATTTAGTCTGTGTTGCAGAATCAGCTTCCACAGTTTCAACATCAATCTCTTGAGTTGTCATATCAAAATAACTTACATTTATTACTGTGTGCCTAGATTTTAAACTTGAACCAGCATAGAAAAAACCCTCATCAGTTACATTTGCATTTGTGAAAATATAACTTGGATCTTTTGGAGCGTCTTGTGATATTGCTATACCACCAGCGGAATAAAAAGGCATTACCCGCATTACAGAACAAAGAGAATTTATTAAGGTATATGCCTCTTGTTGCTGCGTTATATTTACGTTGCAGCTAAATCTTGGTTCAGTAGAGCCGTCACCATTACCAGCATCTACAGATGCTCCACAGTATTCACTAACTGTCTTAAATGTAAATTTATCTAAATTAGATTCAGCAATGCCACAGCCTGCCCTTGTATCTATAAGCAGATCATATAATATCCAAGCTGGGTCTGTTGTCCATTCTTTAGCTGCCTTAAAAGTCCCATTGAAAGTGTCAGTATAAGATATTGCACCAGTTTGTAAATCAACAGTTGCATTATGTGGAATCTTTACCTTACGACCTCTAATTCTATAAACTCTTTTGGGAACTCTTGGAAACTGTTCAGCACTAAATCTTAAAGCAACGTGTGCTGTATTTACATATGCGTTCTGTTCAAAAATAATATTTGTGGCTTGGTTAAATTGAAAAGCATTAACTATTTTGGCATCTGTACTATCTGCTGTAACTCTTTCAACTCTTATTGCTACTGGAAAAGATGTTGTTGACTTTAACTTTACAATGTAGTCTCTAAAATATGCGTTTGTTGATCTTCCTTTTACAGTATCATTAATAACAGTGGTTGTTGTTCCATCATTCTCAATAGTTTTTATTAATAAATTAACTTCAACACCATTTATGTCTCCATCATCTTCAAACTTTTGCATTGAAGGAAATCTTAACGTAACCCTTACAGCATTAATATTTGATTGAGAAACAGTATGTGTTACAGGATTAGAAGTTGTGACAGTTGTGCCAATAACAGTTTCAGTTTGTATATCATCAATTCCTTCAATAAATGTTTGACTTGAAGTTCCTAATCTAAAATCAAAACCTACATCTTTAAAATTAAAATCACTGTCTTGTGGTGCGGTATTGCTTGCTGCTTGTTGTAAGACTTGTGTATTGTTTAAGAAAATATCTTTTTTAAATGCATTGAAGTAGGCAGTTGATGTTTTATCTGTAATACCTGCTTTTGATGCTGTTGCCGATCCCTCTATCTCTCCTTCACCTAATAGTTCTACTATCGTATTAAACTGCTTAGAAGATAGTGCATCTGCTGGTAAATCTGGATTTGTAATTAATCCAAGTTGACCTTGAGTAATTCTTGCCATTAGTTGTTACCTTCTACTTGAACTGTATCAACACCATTAGAAACCACAATAGAGCCGACCAAAATTTCTCCATATACTAAATTTACTGGAACACCAGCGTTGCTTACATTTGTAAGCCCTGTGAAAGAATAGTTTGATGCCAAAGCTGCTGGGTCTAAACTGTCTTGACCATTAGTGGGATTAAAAGTTGGTTGTTGTGGTGCAATCATACTTGTAACACCATCTATAAGCATACTTGTTCCAATAGCACTTAAAGCTGTTGCAATACTTCCACTAAAAATTTTTGGTGCTAAAAATTTTAAAGCCCCACCTAAAAGAAAACCAAAAGGCATATTTCCATGCACAACAGGTATAATTTTTATATCATCTTGAGTATTTAAATTAATTAAATCTTGCGTTATGACTTTCGCTCCGACTTGAATCATGTACATTTGTTTTGCCATATGTTTCTCAATACCTTTAAAATTACAAATTAAAAAACTAATTGCCTCTCTAGGTGTATTAAGATCAACTTCAAATTCTGATTGACCTAAAAATTTTCTTAAAGTACCGTAAACTTTGATTTTTTTAAGCATCTATTTCATCAGGTTTTATTACTGCTATTTTATCTGATTTTGGCGAAACGAGATAAAAAGTTAAATCTATTGCTTTACAGCTATGTTTATCAGATTCTGAAAATTTAAAAACGTCTTGAGGGTGACTATGAACAATCCCAATAATTTCATCTACAGAATCCTCAATATCAGCCCAATCCACAGGATCAATTACAAATGATTCAGCTTTTAATTCATTAGAAATGTTTTTACATGGATAATATTTTTCCTGAGAGTTCTTAACACCGATAACTCCACATGATTCTTCTGGATCACACTCTTTAGCATGATTAATTGCATCTTCTTTCCATGTATATTTTTTCATGTATTAATAAACGTACCAACACCAGCAAACTCATTTCGTGTAACTTGTCTCTTTGGTAATTTTTTGTTGGCCTGATCCAAAGCTCCTACAAGTTCAAACTGTACAATTTCTCTTGATTCGCTTGTTTTTCTATCAATAAAAAATATTTCTTGCGGTAATTCATTTGATGATGGTGTTCCAAATGGGTTACTACTACTGGGAAAGTTAACGGCATCAAGTTCACTAGCAAGAGTTGTTATGCGTGTAATTTTTGCATCTGTCAAGTCATTATGAGGTGTTGTTAAATTTACTATTATCATTAAATCGGTAACAGTAAGAACTGACCCACTTCTTGTAATACCACCTAAATTTGCAACAGTTAAGATTGGTCTTGGAACTTGACCTTTACCAGTAAACTCAGCACCCTCAAATGTAACTGGCAATCTTTGGTAAGAATTACCTTGCCAAACTATTTCTGCATTTGAGTTCATACTTGAGCCAGCATGAAATCTAAAAGTAGTAGGAACACTAGATGGATTTCCTGACGCATAATGTAATCCCTCTACAAGCTCCATTACGAACAGTTCAATTCTTGAACTTGGATTTAATTTTTGTAGTTCAGATACTGGTATTGCCATTATGGTTCTGCCACTTGTTCAAAAGTCAAGTTCATAGTAACTCTATTATCTAATATTGCTGTTCTTGATCTTCTGGTACAAACAAATTTTAAAGCAGAAGAATGATGTGGCGGTGTAAAATCAAAGTTTGCCTGATCGTCAAATCTTGCATCTAAAAAAGTATCTATTGTTGTTGCGTCAGTAGTGGAAACATTAAAAGTTAAATTTAGAGTAATCAACCTTTTATTAGCTGGCAAACCTTGAACAAAACGCTGTTCATAACCATCACCCAGTTTGATGCGTAAACTGTCTTGAGTTACAGTTTCTTGTGTTGAATATTGTGGTGTGATACTTGGAAAGGTAGCCATTATGCAAGTAAACCTCCCGCACGTTTTTGTTTAATAAGTTCAGCTTGAATAGCAACCGCAATCTGTTGACCTAACTCATTACCACTAGGAGATGAACCACTAACAGCACTACCTGAGGCATCTACATTTACTGAAATATTATTTACAACAGAATCACCACCGATTGCGTTATTTGGAATTATATTGCCACCTTTAGAACCCATCTGCAAAATCTCGGGACCTTTTTCTCCAACAACAAAAGCACCACCAGCAGATACAGGACCACCTTTTGCTCTTTTACCAAATAAACCAGAGAAAAAACCACCTCCAAAACCTTTTCCACCACTTAATGCATTACCAATACTACTTATTGCTTTATTTAAAGCAAGTTGTATAAGTTGTCTCTTAAGATTATCTAAAACACCTTTCATGGCATCACCAAAAGATTTAGCCCCCATGATTGCGTCTGTAAGATTATTAACTAAATCAGTTCTAACAGTTTCACCAATTTTTCTAAATTTTTCTTTTAGAGTTTCTGCTGCTGTACCAACTGCTTTTGTTTTGTTTGCTTGATCTTCTAAACCTTTATTTGCTGTTAAAATATCTGTTATTTTTTGTCTGTTTTGTTCGCCATGTTTTTCAACAGCAGCATTGATTTCATGTTGTAGTTCCACCTCTGCCCTATTACCATTAATTGTTCCTTCTAGTAATTGTTTTGATCTTTCTTGGTTTTTAAGAAAATCTTGAAAATCATGGTTTTTTTCATTTGCTAAATCCATCTCTTTTTTTGCTGCAGCAACAATACCCTCATGGTGTTTTCTTTGAATATCTGTTAGTCGGCCTGTTTCATCAGTTTTTGTATTTTGATCTGTTTTAAGTTTTACAATATTGTTTGCTGCGTCTTCAATTTTTTTATCAGATTTAAGTGTTTGCAATCTTCCTTCTAACATTTTTAGTTCTAACTCTGCCTCTTTAAGTTTTCTGGCTAAAGCCTTTTTATCTCTTCCTTTTGCATTCTCATGCTGCATATTTAATTCACCAACAGCTTTTGCTTGGTCTCTTAATGCTTGTGTGACCTCATCTTCTTTACCTTCATTAAGTAAATTATTAAATTTCTTTTTTTCACTATTTAATTTAAAAAAGGCTGTTGTTAAAAGACCTGCAGCCGTAGCTATAGCAACAAATGGTATGGCATTAAGAGCAATAGTGGCTACACCCCCAGCAGCAGCTACTTTTAATAAACCAGCACTTATTATGGGTAATACTATGGTTACTCCTTTTGCTGCAAGAGCAATAGCACTAAATAAGGCAGCAGTTTTTCCAAGTGGTGACTTAAAAAGATCATCAGCAGCTTTTATCAGGGCTGTTAAACCTTTTGTCGCTGCAATTAAAGCAGGCTCTAATGCTTTACCTAATGTTTCAGAAAAATCTCTAAATGCTTCGCCTAATGTGTCAACATTACCAGCAAACCCTTCTGAAGCAGCTTGTGCAAGACCGTTATAGCTTTCCTCAACAATACTTAAAATCATTGCATGAGCTTCAGCAGTTTTACTTGTTTTCATTAACTCTTTAATTACTTCTGTTTGCGTTTTAGTAAAAGCAATACCTGATCTGTTTAAGTTTGATAAATTCCTTTCAGGGTCTTGCAAAGCTTTTGCTAATTGCATAAATGATGTACTTACATCAACTTGGTTAACTTGCGCAATATCTGCCGCAGCTTGCGCAACTCTTGAGTATGAATCAACACCTATATTTCTAAAACTTGTTAGTAAGTTAAATCCTCTTGTAAATTCTTCTTGGTTAAATAAAGTTTGATTTCCTAATCTGTCTGCTGCTTCTTGTAATTCATTTAAAGCAATAGTTCCAGCACCTAAATTTTCCAAACCTTGTCTAAGTATTGTAATGTCTCTTTCTCTTGCAGAAAAGGTTGCTATTGCATTACTTACAGTAGCAACAGCAGCACCAACAGAAATTAAAGGACCAAGTGAAGCAGCTAACGAAGCACCTAATCCTTTTGCTGCGGTTGAAGCTGTAGCTAATGAAGCGGTTGCACCTTTAGCCGAGTTTGATAAAGTTTTTGTAGCTGCAGAAGTTTTATTTAAAGAAGATATTGCATTTCTTGCTTCAACTCTTAAGGTAACTATACTTTCGGCCACTTAAGTAAACAAAAATCAATTAATTATATATTACCTGTTTTTTGCCATTTCATGCATTCTTTTTTCATGTTCACTTTTATTTTCGTAATACGCAGCCCAATATACCAACTCTTCTTCTGTTATTAATTGTCTTAATTCTTTTATTGTCTTACCTAATTCTGTTGCGAGAAAAAACTCAAAGTTTAACCAGTTATCTCGCTTTAATCTTTTTTTGCTGTATCTGTGTCAACTTTGATATTAAATAAAAATAGTTCAATATCATTTAAAACATTTTCTGGTAGTTCCCTTTGTAAATTTGGTGCATCAGCTACACTAAAAGCTTTTGTACCATCTTCAAGTTCTGCCATTTGGCAAAGTAATTGTGTTGATATAACAAGGGCTTCATCTGTACCAGTTGCACTTTGTGCTTTCTGTCTATCGTATCTTGTTAAAGGTTTAAAATATAAATCTACAATTTTTTCGCCTTGGGCATTTTTAAATTCATACTTTCTTCTTGTTGACATTTCATCACCGTATGATGAAGTCAAGAGGTCAATCGTTCTTTTTGGTGTCATAAAATATATTAAGTATTAACCTAATTTACTATATAGCTGAAGTTATGGTACCACTTGTTTGAAAACTGATGTTAATGATCTGTACTTCACCAAGGGTTGCGCCATATTCAGCAGAAGTAATAATACCAGCAAAACTAATTTTCTTTGCTGAAGTTGCTGAATCAGGGAATAATTCAAATAATGCATCAGCATTGTCTCCTGTGGTTAATACATCATCAATAAATGTTGTATACCCAGCACCTGTCTCATTAGGATTGTAAAGAAGTTCTGCTGAACCTTCACCAGATATTAAACCACCGATATTGGTTTTAAAAGTATCGCCTTGTTTAGTTGTCTCCATAGTGTCTTTAGTAATAGACAAAGACCAAGACCTTGTTTGTCCAACGTCAGCTTCCGTACCACCAGCGTTTTCAAACATAATTTTGCCAACATCACCCTTGATAGCCATAACAAAAAAAAGTATTTATTTTATATTAACCTTTTTTAGGTTTTTTCACATCTTTTTTTAAATTTTCTTGGTTTTCCATATATCTTTTACAACGATTATCCCAATAGGCAGGGTCACGCCTACCCTTTACAGCTTCAATTACATCTAGCATTTCTTCAGTAATTTCCATTTAAAGTTCCTCGTATATTTCAAAGGTAATTCTAATTTGTGTTTGTAACTTACCTTCTGGACTAGATGCTAAAACTTCTGGACCAATAGGCGAATCAAAAATTACATTTGAAACTGTAAGGTTATTGTAAAGGTCACGAAGCCTTTTGCCAATAACAAAGTTTGACCCTGCACCAATATTTTCTTCTGTAAAAATATTTAAAACAATTAGGCCAACAACACTATTTACAGAATTTGCAGAACCACCTTGAGTTAAATATGCACCACTCCCAAAACTTGTTTGGCATTGAACAAAAGTATCTTCTGTAGTTGAATCAAAAGACATATTGTTAAATACAACAGGTATGGCAGGGCTAGATGCTAACTCTGTTGCGAGTCTGCCTTCAATAGTAGATCGAACTGTATTTAGATCGGTTGCTGCCATTACATACCTCTAATAATTCTTTTTAATTCGTTTGGGATATAGCTGACTGTTAATTGCTTGGCTTGTAATTCTGGAAACCCTTTTATCGTCTGTTGTCTTGTTCTAAATTTACCCTGCCAACTAGGTGGAAGTGAAGTTCCATAAATTACTGGTTCTGCATATTCCATTCTGTTTATTATGGTACCTCTAAATTTTCTAATATCAGTTTTCCAATCATTTCTTAAATTACCAGTTTCACCAACAGGTGTAGCTTTTTTTGTTAACTCTGTCCAACGCAATGTTGTTTTTTTAACTAACTCTTCAACTGCTTCGGCCATGAGATCATCTATTTGGTCTAATCTTATTTGTCTTGTCATGTTTACCTCAAGACTAGTTCAAAGCTTACTGCTGTATTATTTTGTTCATTTACCAAAACTTGAATAATTTTAAATTCAACACTACTTATAACAACTCTATCTTTTGTGGTTGGTATAAATGTAATATCACCAGCTGATATTGTTAATAATTTATCTTGCGATTCAATAAGATCATTTACTTGATTTCTTGAAACATTACTTAACGCACCCTTTATTGTTGTATCTGATAATGTCTCAGCAATAGCACCTGTGGTTGTATTGTATGCACCGGCGGTAACTCTTCTTATAGTTACATCTCCACCTAACTTTGCTAAAGACTTAGATGCAGCTTTTTTTAATGCGTTAGCAAGGCTCATATCAGATAAGCAATAACAGTTCCACTATCAAGCTTGACACTGGTTATTACACCTTCAATAGCAGTATTAGATTTAAACTGCAAAGAGGTTAAATCGCCTGTAATGTTTTCAGCAACCAAAGTATTGATAACTGAATCTTGTAATGCTTTTATACAGCCGAATCGACCTGTATGTGCAGCAGTATCATTAATAATTTTGGCAGCTGGATAATAGCTCATTGTTAACTCCTTTTAATTGCGACGTTGCCGGGTCCACTTATTCGTAAACCAGTAAAGTACCGTTCAAATAGTGGTGGTACTCTATCAGCACCAACAGAACCATAAAAATTTGGTGTTACATCAATGTTACCAATTTTTACGTTCTTGAAATCTTCAAGACCACCTAATCCTAAACCATTGCGGTTATTATTCAAGTAAACAGCAAGAATGACTTGTGCCTTTTGTACTTGTTCTGGTATCTCTGTTTCTGCAAAATAATCTGTTGATATTCTAAATGGAAAACCTATTGAATATGTATTGATGTAGGTGTCTGGTTTTCTTACACCCTGTCTTGGCCATTGTAATGCTTGTGTATTAGTTACTCTTGCTCCTAAAAATCTTTCTCGGTCAACTCTAACCGCAGCAGTATATAAAGCTCTATTTTTATTGTCAGTACTAGAACCATCCCATGCAGCTACATCATCATCTGCAACAAGACCCTCTACTATTGCGTTTGCATCAGACAGTGTTATGTAACTGTTCGCTGATGCTCCTCCTACTGTTGCGTCTATTGAGATTGCCATTTTGTTTTACTTTGGTTTTCTTTTTTTTTGAGGGAGCAGAGACTACCAATTTGGCAGCCTCTTGTTCTCTCATACGCTTAA